TGTCTTGCACATTTTTTTTGTACTCAGAAATATCATAATTCACTTTTGATTTATGATATTTTTTTTCAATGTATTTTTGTAGCGACATAATTTACCATCCGAACTCTCTTAGCAAACTTTCATTTTTTCTTCTGAAGGAAACGCCATCAGAATTATAGATATCATCTTCATCAAATAAACTAGATTTTGTAATTTTAAGAATGTCCTCTGGCTTGCCCTCTTCTAGCTCTCTTTTTATTTCTTCGTAAACTTCATTATTTATTTTGTCAATTCTATTCGTATCAATAGAAGCTCCTAATGGAATGTCTTGCATCATAGAATCTCTAACATATAATGCCATGCACATTGACATGATAGCGTCATCGTGCTTTCCTTTTTGAGCTTGTGCCTTTTTAGTCGTTGAATTATATTCAAATGTACCAAGTTCATTTGTAAATCTAATACTATTTATTCTTATTTGTTGATTCATTAATTTATTTTGTAAAGTTTCAAGAAACAATGGACGATTTACCTGCCCCATTTTTATACCAGCCCTAGAATTAGACTTGGTCGAATCAAAATACAAATTATCATAATACAATTGATTTTGTAAATTATTCAAAACAGCTATACCAGGCCCCATATTTTCCACAACCATAAGTGAATTATTATAGTAAATTCCAACTTCTTTTAATGTTTGTGCAAATAGATGTGGAGGTATGGTATTTGAATAAAATTCTGCAACTTGTTCTAAAGTCAGCATATCAATTACTTGGAAGCAACTATTGTCATTGTTTTCTCCCTGACCTTCGGCACAATCTGCACCAATAATATATTCATGACCTTCAACTGGCTCTTTCCATACCCACAAAGCACCTTTGTTCTCTTCTGATTCACAAATTGCTGCAAATCCCATAAGATTGCACCATTTTGCAAATAATTTTCTATTTGGATTGTTGTTTATGGTTTGTTCTGTAAGCTCTCGAACTATCTTGGATGAAAAATAAGTCTCGCCAGTTCCCAAAAACTCTCTTAAAACTTCTTGTAAAAAACCTTTTTCTCCCAACTGAGCTTTTTGTTCCGATGCCCACTTAGGATTATTGTAATCTGGATGTTCCCAATAATCTAAATCTATGATATGAAATAAATTTCTTTTCTCTCTGGCCTCAATATAGGTCTGATGATACCAATTTCCAATACCATTTACAGTGGAAACCAAAGCACAGCTACCACCAGTAGAAAGCACAGGCCACATAGCTTTCCAATGCTTATCCATATCTTCGATAAACGCAACTTCGTCAATAATTAAAAATGTAACGGATTTTCCACGGGCTGCTTGAGGAGAATAAAACTTCAAAGAACTGCCAGTTTCGGTAAACATTTTCAAGTGATCATTCCACTTACCATCTTTTTTTGGCCTAAGCCAATCTGGTAAATTTTCAGAAGCACGATCAATCATCATTCCAATATCTGTGGCTTCTCTATCTGTTTTTGACAATAACATAATTTGTTGATCAGTTTGAAACATGCATTTCCACATGCCCCATAAAAGTGTAACAGTCGTCAAACCACCTTGACGAAACTTTGAAATAATATTGAATCTATGATTCATATAATCACTTATTACTTTGTGCTGATATTTAAACATTATAAATGGAACAAGACCTTTTGTTGGATGTAGAATCTTTACATATTTGTGGCAAAAATACGAAAAGCTATGACAACACTTTATGATTTCTAGTTGCCTTCTATTTGGATCGTATTTTTCAACATGTTCCATGGGTTCATCTGGATCTATTTCCAATTGATATTTGTCAAATGAAAAATATTTAGAATTATATTCACTTGCGTAATATTGCTTTAAGGATTTATATTTTAATCTCCAGATCGAATCAGATGGACTTTTTAAAAATTCTGGTAAACTCATTATTTTAAATGACTTTCTTTTTTTATGAAACTACTTTAAAATATATAGGAAAATGAAATTTTATTTGGGAGATATCATGAAAAAATTACAAATTACAATATTAGTATTAGGATTTATGCTTTTAATTGTTTACATTTCTAAAACAACAAATATAAAAGAATTTCAAGAAAATAATGAAAAACTTGATAAAGAACCTCAAAAATTTGAATCGCTAAATGAAGGTTTATCTAAAATAACAAGCGATTCTTCCCAAAAAACTGTTGAATATTTAGCATCTCAAGAGCTTGAAGGAAGAATGTCTGGTAAAAAAGGCAACATTTTAGCAGCAGAATTTATTAAAAACAAATTTGAGTCTTATGGCTATAAATCAAAATATCAAAAATTCCCAATCAAAAAATTAAATTATGGGCCAAATAAAGAATCTGGGGATGATTTTACAAATAATATTTTAGCATGGTCAGAAGGCAAAGAAGAAAATTTAAAAGATGAAATCATAGTTGTTGGCGCACATATGGATCATATCGGTTATGGACCTCAAATGAGCATGCAGTCAAAAATAAAAATACACCCTGGTGCTGACGATAATGCATCTGGTACTGCTGCTTTACTTGAAATTGCTAAAGGTATGTCAAAACTTAAAAATAAAAGAACAATTTTGTTTATAGCATTTTCAGCAGAAGAAATGGGTTTGCTTGGTAGCCTATATTATGTAAACAACCCATTATTTCCACAAGATAATCCTAATATAAAAAATCATACATTTATGCTTAATATGGATATGATTGGATACCTTAAAAAAGGAAAACAGCTTGCAGGTTTCTCTGATTTAAATAGCTCTGTAGATATTACAAGATATATCGGTGAGCTTAGTGATAAATATAGCTTTGCAAAAAGTATAACCACTAGGGGAACTAGCGGAAGCGATCATGCAAGCTTTTATAATAAAAAAATACCAATAGCATTTCTCCATACTGGAGGACATGATTATTATCACACGCCACAAGACACGGCAGATAAATTAAATTACAACGGTATAGAAAATATTTCAAAATATGCACTAGAATTAATTTGGAAGATATCACAGGAAGAAAATAAACCAGTATTCAATCATAGTGACTTTAAAGAAATGAATTACGATCACGATCATGGAATTAAAAACTTTAACGAATGGAGCAAAAAATGATAACCAAAGACGAACTTTACACCTTGTTGGCAAGCGATCTTCGCAATGAACTAACTCATTTGCATTTTTATTTGCAAAGTGCTGCTTTAGTTCAAGGATTACACTCAAAAGAATATAAAGAACATTTTTTAGAAGAATCCAGCAAAGAATTAAGGCATGTAAGTCAATTTAGTGATCTTCTAGTTGGGCTTGGTATTGAAATAACCAATATACCCTATTATGAAAAATTACCAAAATTAAAGAATCCAGCAGATATATTGAAACAAGCCTTGACACTTGAAGAGGAAGTAGTTTCTAATTACTCAACAAGAATGCATCAAGCTGAAGATTTGAAAACAGTTGATGGTGACTGGATTCATATATTTCTTGAAAAGCAAATAGAAGAAAGCAGATTAGATGTTGACGAATTAAAACAAATTATTCGTGGCATTAATTCTGGATTTTAATTATGTTGAAGAAAATTATAAAGACTCAATTTTTACAATTCAACAAATATCGTATTTGTTTAGAATGTGGTCATAATTTTGTTTTTGATGAAAAATTAACACCATTTCCAATTTCTAAAAGCAGATATGAAAAAATTAAAAATCTTCCTTGCAAAGTTTGTTTCAAGTTATCAAAGTCAAAATAGATAATTTGTATAAGTATTAAAATATTTTATAAAATACACAAAAAATATTGTAGTATTGTTTTTTTTGTGGTAATTTATTTTTGTGGATTTAATTTTTTTTAGAAAGAAGAAAAATATGAAGTATTTTTTTGTAATTGTAATGTGTTTTGTTCCATCATTATCTTATGCCGATGATGGTATTATAAGTAGAATTGTTAATATGACTACAAATGATGTACAAATATCATTTGTAGAAGAAACTAAAATTGAAAAAAAACTAGTTCATGTTTGCAATGGTTGTTTTTTGAAATTTGAATTTCGAGATTATGCTATTACATACCGCAAAAGAGTATGGGTCGAAAAAGTGCCAATTACCCAAAATTTTGCAAAAGTAGTAGTTTTAAACAAGTGTGTTCTTATGCCACAATGTGTTAATGGATATAGTATGATGGTTCCTACTAATGTACAGGAACAAATTATCGTGAATCAACCAACAATAATTGGATACACCGATAAAATCATTAGATGCGGAATACCTTATAAAGTTTACGAACAACCAGTTTATGCCACATTTGCACAATAAACTATTTTTATAATTTTCATAAGACAGGAATAATATCCTGTCTTATTTTTTTGATCTTTCTCTAATATCTAATAGATCAAAATATTTTCATCACGCATTACTACATAAATTTGTAGAGTTTTTAAAAAAAGAGGTTAAAAATGTCATTTTTTCAAAATGTTTTCGCACAAGAATATCAGGGATATCTCAATACAGGCAATGATCGTCAATATTCGCTGACATTTAAAATTGCTGCAAATCAAAATACACAAGATTTCACCTATAGTTGGAATCATGACCCATTTGATTTCTCCGTTTATAATACGATCAAGATAAATTATGCTTGGGATGAAGAATTTAGAAATTGGTCTTCTCTAGAGATAAATATTAGTGGCCTAAACTCCAACGAAGTAACCGCATACGAAGTTGTTAGTTCTTTAAATGCAGATGCTACTTTTGCAAGCATGTTTGAAGCCAGAGTATCAAAAAATGGAATAAAAAATCATGTTTTAATTGTTGCAAATAAAAATCGCCCAAAGCGTATTGTCAAAATGTATATTTCAAACACATCTGCTGAAAGAATTTTAAGATTCAATAAGAAAGCACCTGTTGGCGAAATAATGTCTTTTTTTTCAAGAGATACCATAGACAATAGATTTACCTTTCCTTTAAGCCTTGCCCATTTAATAGAACTCGATCCAGAAAATGAATTCGATGCTCAAATTATTTCAGAAGCTGGATTTGATCCCGATAGCCCAAAAGCAGATTGGGAACTGTTGCGTGGTCGTGCCTCTGGCATATACACATTCAAGAAACAAACCGTAGACGAAGAAGGAAGAATTGTCGAGATAATCGAATATCCAGCAGGTGCATTGGTTGGTGATCTAGCCAGAAAGACCATCTATACCTTCACCGACACAAATACCGAACCTGACGAAATTTTCCAGATACCACATGTTCTCACATCTGATGACTTGATCACGCCTCCTACGCCTCCTGTCGCACCAATCGTTGGAACGGTATGGGGCGTTGGGAATAATGGTAACGGAGAACTTGGCGACAATACAACAGATGACAGATCATCTCCAGTACAGACGATTTGCGGTGGTAGCAATTGGGTTCAAATCAATTGTGGCTATTACAATATCGCTGGTTTGAAGGATGATGGAACTCTTTGGACTTGGGGTCAGAACGAAGATGGTGGTTTAGGTGATAATACAACTGATGATAAATCATCACCTGTTCAAACGATATGTGGTGGAAATGATTGGAAAACAATGGTGGTTGGAACCTATTTCGAACATTGTGCTGCTATAAAGACTGATGGCACATTATGGCTTTGGGGTCATAATTCTGATGGAGAAATTGGTGATGAGACAACTGATGATAAATCATCGCCAGTACAGACGATATGTGGCGGAACTGATTGGAAGCAAGTTGCGTCTGGTGGCAGTCACACAGCAGCTATAAAGGACAATGGAACTTTGTGGTGCTGGGGTCAAAATTCAAATGGACAATTAGGCGACAATACGAGTGTAACTAAATCATCACCAGTTCAAACAATATGTGGTGGAATTGATTGGAAATCTGTTTCTTGTGGTAAAGATTTTATCGCAGCAATCAAGAACGATGGAACATGCTGGACTTGGGGAAGAAATGGTTATGGACAATTAGGTGACGAGACAACAAATGATAGATCTTCACCAGTTCAAACGGTTACATATGGAACTGATTGGAAGCAAATTTCTTGTGGTGACTATCATATGCTTGCGATCAAGAATAATGGAACATGCTGGACTTGGGGAAATAATGGTGATGGTCAATTAGGTGACGAGACAACAAATGATAGATCTTCGCCAATTCAAACAGTTACATATGGAACTGATTGGAAGCAGGTTGAAGGTGGACAATATCATTCTGCTGCAATAAAGAATGATGGAACATGTTGGGTTTGGGGTGACAATGGTAATGGTAGATTAGGTGATGAAACAACTGATAATAGATCATCACCAGTACAAACGATTATGGCAGACACCAACTGGCTATATGTTTCTGCTGGATATGAGACCACCTTTGGAATCAGGAAGGCGTAAAGAAAATTCTCTCAGAGACCAATTTTCTGCACTATCTTCCAATTCTGCGATAGAAACTTTTTTATGAATTGATAAAATTTCTTTATTTTCAAAGATATGAATAGAAAAAAAGGGGAAGTTGTGAAGCTTCCCCCAATTTATTTTTATCTCTTTAGACTCATTACATTGCAAATAACATGTATCCCAAACCAGCAATTAAAAGAACAATAATTCCAATTAAAATCTTGTTTGTAAGATTATTATCGGAATCTCCATTAACTCTTTCAGCAATTTGATCTGCGATTCCAAGGCTATTTAAGTTGCAATTTTCAGACTTTACTGATTTTAGGGCTGTTGCAAATGCTTCTGCCAAATCTTCTTTCGTTAAGCCTTTTTTGCAAGCAGCTTTGCAACCTTGGGCAGCAACATGATTGTTAGCCAAAGCAATATGTTCGACAAGTTGCATTGGGATTTTTGGTTCTGCCGATTCTACTTTAACATCAACAACATTGCCTTGTGCATCCAAGGTTTCAATCTTGCGTTCATAAAGTACAGGCTTAGTCTTTTCGACTATTCTTTGCTTAAGCTTCAAAGGTCTTTCATCTTCCATGTGAAGTTCTACAATTTTTTCACTGGTCAAATCAGAATGATTGACGCTCTCAGAAATTCTTTTTTCTGCTTTTCTTCCGTCTTCTAAAGTCCATTTTTCTACATTTTGATTATTCATAGTTCCCCTTGATGATATAAAGTGACATCTATTTATATTTATGCCATGGATTTTAATTTTGAAACCTTATTTTTATTTCTATTATTTTAGCTTTCAAATTTTTAAGCAACCCGCTTTTTTCTAAAGCAATTATTTCGGCTTCCTTCTCATCCTTGGCAACAATACTAGGCACAGTAACATATTCTACGCCTAATCCTTGTCTATATCTAATTAGAGCTTTGTAATTCGTTTTTTTTTCAATATCCACAACAGATTTCGCAAAATTTAACGCTTCATCATATGTTGCAAAATTAATTTGAGATATCACTTTAGGACTATGTGGCAAAGAAACTTTTTGTAAAAAAAATTCATTTTTATCCTCATATATGATAAAACCAAGGTTCAAAAGTGATTTGTATATATTATCCATCATATTCCCCATTTTTTCTTAAGATCATCTAATATTTCTTTTTTCTTTTTATTTGCTTTTTTTTCCAAATCTTCATTTTCTAAAGGTCTTTTTTTCTTTTCTATTTTTTTTGCATACTCATACATCTTTTCAATATGATTTTCCCATATTTCATTAGGAACAAATCCTTCAAGTTCTCCAGCAACCTCCTTATAAACAAGATTGCTCTCATGTCTAACTGTAATATCCGCATTACCATATAGCAAAATAATAGTTAAATTATTGCCAAATTGCAATCCCTCATAAGACATTCCAATTTCACTTATAGATTCATTTTCATCCATGATTGGCAATTCGTTTTTGTCATCATTACTATCATTAAAGTCATAAAAATCATCTAGAAATGTCTGATTATAATTGCCTCCGCCTTGTGATATAATTGGGTATCCTAATTTTTTAGCTATGTAGGCAAACTTTCCTTCATATCCAATATATCCTTTTTTCATGGCCTCTATTGTTCTTTGCTCTTGTATTAACTTCTCTCTATTGTGCATATTGTTTCCATATCATGTAAATATTAAATTTATATATAACCTTAAATTATTATATATTATATCACATTATTCCAAGGAGGCAATCATGTTAAACTGGATAAAAAACATTTTTAAATCTGTATGTACAGCGAAAAACAAAATCGCTGTTACACCCGTAAAAACAATAGATTATCTTTTGAATGACCCAACTACACCAGAACAAGGTGTTAAAATTGTTCCACCAACTGCATCTTCACTGAAGTTGAATGTACAAGGATATGTTGGTGGTGGTTATGCCATGCATACATTGCAAGGTCAAGCAGCAAGTTGTTATGTGACTATTCAAAATACTGCGAAATATTTAATCTCGCAAAATAAAACCAAAAAGACATTTACAAAATGGGCAGCTACAAGCACCTTAAATGTATTGCCAAGAGCAGGTAAAGATTTTAACGCATATTATGATAGATCTAATCTTAAATTCTTTTACGATATTGATACTGTAACTAAGAAAACTGTATATACAGCCGAATCAGCAGATATTGTGTCTCACGAATTCGGACATGCGTTCTTAGACATACTTAGACCAGATCTTTGGAATGCACAATCATATGAGGCTTGGGCTTTTCATGAATCTTTTGGTGATATTTCAGCTATTTCAAATATTATGCAATATGACCAAATACTTCAAAAAGCTTTAACGCAAACAAATAACGACCTTTCTAAATCAAATATCATATCAAGATTGGCCGAAGAATTAGGAAAGGCAATATTTGATGTTACTGGGGATAAAACATATCAATATTTTCTTCGTGATGCAGTTAACGATTTTATTTATGTTGATCCTAAAAAATTGCCAAAAGATAGTCCTAATGATCAACTATCTAACGAACCACATAGCTTTAGCAGGGTGTGGACTGGCACTTGGTATGAATGTATGATTGAAATATTCAAACAAAATATGTCTAGTGGCATGCAACCTTTGCCAGCACTTAAATCTGCTAGAGATACAGCAGTAACATATATTTTGTATGCTTGTCAATTTGCAGATACCATTAAGTTTTATAACTCTGCTGCTTTGCAAATGTTGAATTATGATAAATCACAAAATAATTCCAAATATGGAAGTGTTTTGAGAAAGGTTTTTATTAAAAGAAACATAATTGGAACAACGCTCCAAGCACTTTCTAATAAAACCTATAAAAGCATCGTAAAGGAAAATAAACGAGAAGTACAGGAAATCACTTGTGATGATGGATTTGTTTTAAAAACACAATCAGCATCAATAGTTAAAATAAAAAAAGAAGTTTCAATCTTATCAAACAAAAAAGATATGACTGTAGAGGTTCCTTGTAGAAATATGTATATGTTTGATAAAGATAAGAATTTAATTCATGCGATTGAAACTAGCGAAGAAGAAGTTAATGAAATGGCGAATTCTTGTGTGAATTCATTAAGTGAAAATAATCTTATTGGAGAAGATGACTCTCACATGTTTGAAGTTATAAACAATAAACTTTTAAGAAAGAAAATTGTTTGTAAATGTAATCCAAATAATGCTTGTGATCCAAATGCTCCAGAATATGGCAAGCCATGGAAAGGGCAGAATAACGCTGGCTGTGGCTCTAAAGGTGTTACTGTAGATTGCAGTTGCTCTCCACAAGAAGAACCAGTAGCTGTAAAAAGAGGATGTTATACATCAAGTACGATTTGTTCTAAAATTTGCAGAACAATAGGATCTTTGATTAGCAGGAAAGTTTGCTAAGAACTCCGATTCTTTTGTTTGCTGGTATTTTTTTATAGCGAGATTCTAATGGGAAGTTTTCATATGATTTTTTGGGGAAATCCCAAAGATCGATATCATCAATGATTAACAACCCATTAGTTTTCAATATTCTGTCTGCTTGTTCAATCTCGCTATAAATATTTTCTTGATGATTACCATCAATCAAAATAAAATCGAATTTTAATCCCAAAAAATAAAATATTTCCATTTGTTGTTGGGCATAACCACAAATAAACATAGAGTTTTTCATTAATTTATATTCTGTAGCCATTATTATTGCTATATCCATTGGTCTTTTTATTTTACGATGTTCTATATTTGGATCTATTGTACACATGATCCCCTTATCTTTAAGAGCATACGCAAGACAGCAATGAGTTATTCCGACAAATCCACCAATTTGTAATCCATTTTTTAAATCATTTTCATTTATTAGTTCAATTATTTTTTCAATTGAATCTTGTGGAATAGAACCCCAATGAACTTCATTTTTATCAAGACCATAATTTTGAATGTGATCAACAAGATTGTCACGAGTTATTATATTATTATGTTTTAACATTATTTAATCCAAATAAGAGCTTTCTATTTTTACTGGTAATCCCTTATTGTCGTAATTTATTATATCCATATTGGAATCAATTTTTTGATATATAAGTTCTGTGTAAGATTTATTTCCAAATGTGTTTATTCTGATTGCTACATTGCTAACATCTTTTTTAACATAATATATGTGAATGTAAAAAGTGTCTTTGTTTTCTGCCTGTAAATAATAGCCATTTTTATTTTTTTGATCTTTTGTTATTTTTATATTTAAATCATGAAGAGAATTCTTTACGCATCTATACATGATTAAAGTATTTATTTCATAATATTTTTGTGCCTGACCTTCTTTCCAAATGATTATTCCTGTAATAATAGGGCTAAATAGTGGAACAAATTGACAACCTGAAAAAAAAATCATAAAAATTAAAAAAATCAATGTATTTTTCATTACTATCTCCTTATATTATGTATTAAGGTCTTACATAAAAGGAAACAAAACATGAGTTTTTTAGATAATAGCATGCTAGAAGGTTTAAAAATGTGGGCTTCTTTTATTGCAAAAGAAAAAGAAATAAACAAAACAATTTTTGGTATTCCTCAAATTGGTGAATGGGATACATCTATGAATTGGGAATCAGATGATGATGATGATGATGATGATGATGATGATGATGATGATGATGATGATGATGATGATGATGATGATGATGATGATGACGATGATGATGACGATTGGGATTACGATGAAGATGATGAAGATGAAGATGATGATGATGATGATGACGATGATGATGATGATGATGAAGATTTGGATTACGATGAAGATGATGATGATGAAGATGATGATGATGATGATGATGATGATGATGATGATGATGACGATGACGATGACGATGACGATGACGATGACGATGACGATGACGATGACGATTGGGATGATGACGATGACGATGATGATTTAAATTAATTTTTAAATAATTAAACCAAAATGCCCTCAATATCTAAATATTGGGGGCATTTTTCAATTAAACCCAAAAACAAGTAAATAATCAACAATCTTATCAAAAGACTAATCTTAAATTAATCGCAATTCTATATATTTATAGACATTTCAAGGAGGAATATGCGTTTAAAAAAAACTAGCTTTTTCTTAGTCCATGTCTGTACTTTTTTGCTTTTTTTGTCTTTTCTTACATTTGCTCTTAGACAATCCGATAAGAGTTTATATCCAAATCCAAATGACACAAGACGCAATCCGGTTTCACTTTATGAAGGTGAAGAGGATGAAAATCTGTCTGATGTTATGACTCCAATACCCATGAAGGATAGAGTTTTCAACAAAACTGGTATCCAATGCGTGTGGGCATCATTGGAATGCATAGGAAGATATGCCAGTGAAATCAAATTGTTTGATCTTACCAAAGATCGTGATTGCCAAAGCTATAGCAGTCCATCAAATGCATCTTGGAAATTAAAAAAACTAGGTGTAAAATTTGAACAAACAAATAGCATAAAAGATAGAAGTCTTATAAAAAAAGCTATAGTAATTGAAAAAAGAGGAGTTTTATTTGGAATACCTGGCCATGCTATGGTGATGGTTCACTATGATGAAGATAAAAAAATAATAAAATATATCAACAATAGTGATAAAGAACTAAAAATTAGAACATGGAAAATGTCTGAGTTTGATCAAAGATGGGATGGATGGATTTGTGCGATTTATGCCGACAATGATATTATTCACATGAAAACAATTGCTTCTCAAATAAAAATTGTTGATTATTATAATAATTTTATTGTTCCGAATAATTATATTTTATTCCCAAATTGATTTTTCTTTTTGCTACATTTTTCTTTTTTGAGTCTTGGCGGAACAGGTGGCTTTTCCTCATCTGAATAGAATGGAAAAGCCCCTCTAGTTTCTAATGGAGGAATATCAGTGTCTTTTCCACCTGCGTCTCCAACATCAGAAGGCATGGTCGCATTAAAGTTCTCGTCTCTTTTTATAATCCAATCTAAAAATTTCATACATTATTTAATGCTAATGCAATTAATATTATGAACAAAATAAAGATATTTTTCATAAACCTGATTTAAATTTTCAATTTCTTTATATGTCAAAATATTTTTATTTTTATTTTCAATATTTTCAAAAACAAAATTAAATCTTTCTTTTATGTTAAGATAATCTTTAATTTCCTGTATTCCTTTGCCATTTTTTAAATTTGCGTGTGTTAAAAATAATCCGTCTTTTGCATTCTTTGCCATTTCACATATCCTTCTGATTCTGTAAAGATAATATGAAATTGCATCTTTTTTATTATAAAATTTATTTGAAACCAAAAATTCAATTGTCTCCTCTGGTTCTCGTACAAGAAATATAAATTTACAATTTTCGTATGCTTGTTTACATGAAAATTGATAATTAAAAAGCAAATGATCCATGTAAACTCTTGCCGATGTTTTGAGTTTATGCTTTCTTTCTGTTAAAATATATATATCTTGCATGCTTCTATAGATATTTTCTTTTTTGTATCCCTGAATTGATAATAAATCGCAAAAAGCGACATATAATTGATCAGACTCAGATCCTAAATGACTTGATAAAAATAAAACTTTTTTCATCTATAACCTTAAAAACAATTAGCCTTATAATAACTAAATAATCCATACTAAGTTAATTAGAGGAATATTATGACAGTTTGGTCAGATTTTTTTAAATTGTTTACATACGCAACCGAAAAAGATCCTTTAAGCAAAATAAAGGATACTTCAAAATTTACGGGTGCAGGTATAGCACAAACCGATGCCCTTCAAACTGGCGGAGAGCTAGTAACAGGCCAAGGACCAAGTAATTATGTAAATCTTCGTCAAACCTATGACATGATTGATACTACTACTCTTGGCAATAGGAGTATGAGGTACAAGGAATACGAAAGATTAAGAAATGTTCCAGAAATTGAAATGGCTATGACCGTATTTGCTGATGAAGCTTGTGTTTCTGGTGATACTAAAATTGCAACTCCATTCGGCTATCAAACAATTGAATGGCTAACAAACAATAAAGCAGATGAAAGATTTCTAGTATATTGTTATGATTTTGAAAAAAATGATTACAGTTTAGGATGGGCATTTGCTCCAAGAATTGTAAAAAAAGCAAAAACCATTGAAATACTTTTAGACAATGGAAAGTCAATTGTCGCAACACCAGATCATAGAGTTCTTAAAAGAAATGGAGAATGGATACCCTGTGGTGAATTAGAATTTGGCGATGAACTAATGCCATTTTATCGAACCCCAGCAAATCAAGACCTTACAAAAATCAAAACAAATCAATTTCCAAGAATCATGAGCTTTGAAAAAGGATGGGTACATGAAAGACAATTCATCGATGATTGGAGATATGGAAAAACAAATCCAGAATATGAAAAATTAAATAGAGCAACAAGATTGATTTGTGGAGATATTCCTGTTCGACAAATTGCCAAAATCATGAATTTAGATTGGCACACAGTAGAAAATTGTATTCACAAAAATGGATTCTCACTTAAAGAATTAAAATATTTAAATAAAAGCAAAACTTGTCGCAAAGTAGTTGGAGTCACAGAAGGAAAAGAAATTGATGTGTATGACATATCTGTGGAAAAACACAAATGCTTCGCAACTGATTCTGTTATACTTCACAATTGCCAAAAAGATGATACTGGTAATGTTTTTAAAATTGATTGCAAAAATGATGATGTGAAAAAAGAACTTGAATTCTTATTGTTACATAGAAAAATGTTAAATTTGAATCGTCATGCATTTGCCTATTTTAAAGATTTAATTGTTCATGGTGATAAATTTTTTGAAATAGTTATAAATCCCGACAAGCCTTCTGACGGAATATATAAACTTACGACACTACCACCAGAAACAATGTATAGGATTGAAACCATTAAAGGAAGATTAATAGAATTCCAACAATCCAAAGAAGGCCCAGATTATCAATCGTTGGGAAGAGGAGATATATCACAACTTAGTGATGCGGAACTCAATCAATCTACAGCAATTAGATTTAATCCATTACAAGTTTTACACATTAGAATAGGAGACGATAGAAGAAACTTCTATCCTTATGGACAGTCTCTTATTGAGCCAGCCAGAGGACCAGCACATCAATTGAGACTCATGGAAGATGCAATGGTGGTGTATAGGCTAACCCGGGCACCTGAGAGACGAGTGTTCTATATTGATGTTGGTCAGCTTCCTCCATTTAAAGCAGAAGCATTTTTGGAAAGAATGAAAGATCAATTCAGAAAGAGAAAAATTGCTGGTAATCGTGGCAATAGCGGAGCCAATATGGTTGAAGAAAGATGGCAACCACCTGCACAAGATGAAGACTTTTGGATTCCAATTCGCCCTAATGCAAATACAAGAATTGAAACTTTGCCTGGTGCGCAAAATCTTGGAGAAGTAGATGATGCTTTGTACTTCAGAAATAAATTATTTGTGTCTCTAAACTTTCCCAAAAATTATTTCTCAAGCGAAGATGTAAATGCAACAAGAATTACATTGTCTGCACAAGATGTAAAATTTGCTCGCATGATTGAAAGATTACAATCAAATTTTGAAGATGGTATTCTTGATCTTTGCGAAAGACATTTAGAGCTTCGTGGCTACCCAAGTGAAATGTATCAAGATCTTAAAATAAAAATGACATCACCTTCTGATTGGCGTGAATTGTCAAGAAATGAAGTTAAGACTGCAAGATTTGGAAATGCTGCATCGCTTAAGGGAAGTTTGCTTATGTCGGATTTCGACATATTAACAAAAATACTTATGCATAGCGAAGAAGATGCATCGATGATGTTGAGTCGTTTGAAATTACAAAAACTTGAAGATTTAAAAATTGCTATCATGGGGCAAAATCCACAATTGCTTGGAGTCGGTGTTCCAAGTGAAGAAAAAGCTGCTCCAGAAATTGGTGCCGAGGCTGGTGGACCTACTCCAGAATTGGGTGCAGAAGGAACTCCACCACCAGAAGGAACTCCACCACCAGAAGGAACTCCACCAGAAGAGGGTGAATCAAAAGAAGAAGCTGGTTCGTCCGCCTCTGAAATACCAGAAGCAGATGAGGAAGATTTGAAGAAATATAACCTTGAAATCTATAGCTATGGAACAGAACAAGACTACGAAGATAAAGACACTAGTTATTTGAGTTAATATTACAATGGAAAGACAATTACCATCATTTGTGTTTAAAAATAAATCCTTACTTTCTATTTCTAGAAATGCAGGATGTTACCATTGTTGTAAAATTTTTAAAGCAGACGAAGTAAAAGAATTTACAGACGCAGGGGAAACTGCACTTTGTCCAATTTGTAAAGTTGATGCAATAATATTTGATTGTATTGGATATGAACTTACTGAAAGTAATTTACAAAAATCTTTTAAGTATTGGTTTTCAAAATAAATTATCTGAGAAAATTTATTTTTCTTGATAATACGCCTATCCCTAAAAATTTATTTTTAAATGGTATATCTTCTACAGGATATTGTTGAATAAATTCTATAGATTCGAATCTTTTATCTTTTTTTACATCTTTCCAAATAGCACCAACATGGCGACAACTTGCACTATCTATATCATGAAATATAATGTGTTTAGTTTTATCATTTGAATCAAATAATTTCCAATCACTATAACACCCATCATATTCATGGTCACCATCAATAAAAACCACTTCAACATTGTTTCCTATAATGTTTTTAAATTTTTCAAGTCTACTACTTATTTTAATATATTCAAAATTTGAATAATTTCTATATTCTTTTAAAACATTAGATTCTTCTATTAAATCACAAGCCATCAAACGAATGTTTTGATTATTTTTTTTCAATGTCTCTGACATTATTACAAATGTACCTCCATGTCTACAACCTATTTCTAAATAAGAATCAGCTTTAATTGTTGACAACCACTTTAAAAATGGAGCAAACTGATTAGGGTACTGCCAAAGATGTAATCCTTTACCATAATAATTAGACAATGATAATGGTTGCTCTCCTAAAATTTCTCCATTTAATCCAAAAGAACAAATATGTTTTTCTAAATCTTTATCTGGTATATTCGATATATTTGTTTCTTTTATAAAAAAAATGATTTCCTGCATAGTTTTAACATTCATTTTTTCCTTTTTCAATTTTAATAGATCATGAACCAATTACTTGGCTCATATAATAATATTTGATTGCATCGGGTATGAACTTAATGAAAATAAATTACATTGGGCTATCTGAATTAGGCAAAACAACCATATCGGTAGTACGATTTTTTTCAACACCACTAACAGCCCGTTTAATTTTTTGAACATCTAATTTATCAAAATCTTCTTGAAGTTGTGGAAATTGCGAAACTTCTGTTTTAAATAAATTATATAGTCTACTCATGAAGGTAGGATCATTATTGATTGATTTATCAACGAAGACAAACATTGGTGCCAAAACTTCCATTCTTTCTTTTGTCAATCCCATTGGACCAATCTCATTGGCCAAATCAGTTCCCACACTTTCCATAAATTCATAAAATGTTTTCATTTTTTACCTCATTTTTATATTGATAAGCATACTTATATAGTTGTGACATTTGTTTTTGACACAAACAAATATTGAAAAATAAAAGTAAAAATATTGTTATAATGCAATATATACGATAATGACACGGCATCCAAAATCGTGCTAATAAAAATATATTTGTAACCTACAGCACAGGGAGTTGATTACACATGAAAAGAAAACTTATCAGTTTCGAAGCGTTTAGAAATTTAGAAGAAGGATCTTTGACAAGATCAGAACAAGAATTAATCAATGCACAAGATGTTTTGGGTAAAACCCTTGGCGTTGATGTTGAATTGCATTGCTACGGAGAATCAGATGTTACATATAAAACATCCGATGATACATATATTCATGCGATTTACAAATTAGAAGATGATCAAGTTATTCTTGAAAATATTCAAGAGCTTGTAATCGATAATGAATCAGCAAAAGCAAATTCTCGTAATGCCATTTCAGAAATGGTTGATGCATTGCTTGATAATAACAAGCAAAAAGCAAATACTAAATTTGAAGAATATTTCTCAATGCCAAATGTTCGCAGAGAACTAACTGAAGGATATAAGGCTATAGTTACTACTAGCAAGCCAACTGGAAAACGATCAAAAAAATATCGTAAGAAAAGGCCACATGCTGAAGTTATGGCTGGCGTTCGCACTAAAGCTAGACGAGCAGCGATGATTCCAGATTCTATAAAAAGAGAAATGAAAAGAAAAGCTGCACAAGCAAAGAAAAAATTGGGAAAAACATCCAATAAACGATGGGGAGTTCATACTCGTATTAAAAAGACTATGAAAGAATGGTCTAAATTAGCTGAAAATGTATTTGGATATGTTGATTATAAAAATTATGGTCATGTTATTTCTGAATCTGTAGTCAAAAATGACAACAACGGAAATGTAGTTGCTTTGGCAATTCCAAACATACAAAAGCGTAACGAAGGTAAAGTTCTTGCATTTAATTGGAAGACTTTAGATACCGAAGTTAAAGTTCTTCGTGGCAAAGCAAAAAGAGTAAATGAAGACCAATCATTCGTAAAGGCTATTGCTGAACTTAAACGATATAACAATATATCTGATAATGCTAATCTTGAAGAATGCTTAGAAAACATTGTCGCAAAATGGCCATCAGTTCTTTATTTGACGCAAGATGAACTATCAGCAAACATCGCTGAAGCTCTTGAAATCGCAAATGTAAATAATTATGATGATAGCGTCTGCAACTTTATGGCAGAAGCAATTCTAAGAACAGCACATCATGCTTATACTGGTCGTGTTAGCAAAATCGCAAAATTGGCTGGTTACTCTAATGATGTAACTTCCGAATGCAAAACATGCAAAGATTCATATGTTGAATTTCAAAACATAGCTGTTGATTTCTTTGATAAGCTAGACGAAAGCGATAGCATTGATCTAAAAGTATTCTCAGATTTATACAAAGCACTTCACGAAATGAATAAAGCAGCAATTCAAATCGGAGATGAAGTTGCCAAAGTGGAAACCGCTAGTTTCATGTCTGAATGTGAATCTGTACTCAATAGAAATTCTGCTCCTAGTTTGGAATTAGCAGAAAATATCGCTGATTATATCAGTGAATTGGTTGAAGCAAACTTGGATCACTCTGGTGAATGGAAAGACATGGATGTTCATACCTCAGTAGGTGGAGATCACCCCATGAATGCTTGGGCTGCGAGACAAACCGATGCTGTTCCTTCCAAATTTAATGGTGGGGATGAATATGGTGTTGATCATAGTCCAGTAAGTGATGGAAAGTCCTTCGGTGGTGAAGAAGAAATGATGGGTGACGCTTTAGGAAACGATGGCGGAGATAATACTTGGCCTTCCCTAAGCAATCCTTACATTCCTGATGCTTTTGAATTTACAATGAAGGGCGAAAAAGGGGCAGATAAAGATAATGATGAATTAGGAACATATCAAGATAGTGATACTTGGCCTAATCTTAAGAATACTTTATCCCCAGAAAGCAAAAGACCAGTAATCAACCAATAAAGGAGAGTAATGAGTGATAAAATGCTACTTGTTGACTCCTGCAATTCTGGCGGTTTCGTTCTAAGTCTAAATGAATCCACTAATAAAGGATTAACTAGCTTTAGAGGAAAATTCCAAGAAGCAGAAGCTGTCAATAAAAATAAAAGGAAATATCCTTACAGCGTCTTAAACGACAATGTTAAGGCTCTAACTCCAATAATTGAAGCAAGAGGATTGATTGGCGAATTAGATCATCCTACAGATAGTATCATACATTTCGAAAAAGCTTCCCATGTAATTACTAAGTTATGGTGGGAAGGAAATAATCTTATGGGTGAAGGCGAGATATTAAACACTCCTCATGGCCGTATTCTAAAAGCACTCATCAATGATGGTGTGCGTGTTGGAATCAGCAGCAGAGGTGTTGGCAACGGACGAGTAGATGAAAGTGGAATTCTTGTTATTGGCGAAAGTTATAAACTATTAACTTTCGATGCAGTGGCTGATCCATCTACACATTCTGCTTTCCAAGAAAAAGTTGTAAGCAAGCGTGAAAGTTACATTCCATCAAATAATTCAGTGGAATCTTCTGATTCTTTAGTTAAAAACGAAAGCAGAAGCATACATAAAATTAGCAAAGAAGCATTAATAGCTTGCTTAGGTGGAATAATTGAAGATCAAACAAAGAATATAAAATCTAAAATTGTTTGATTTAATTTTTTTAAAAACGAAATACTAGCAAAGTGAGGTTAGGCTAATGGAAAAGATAATGGAAGCAATCAAGAAACTTTTACCAGAATCCGATGTAAAGGAAGTAAGTTCAGCTATCAACGAAATGCTGAATCAGGCAAAGCTAGATCTCGAAAAAGAATATAACGAGAAACTTGAAGAAGCCTATACTGAACTTTCTGGAGAATTGTCAAACTCTGAAAAAACCGCAGAACAAGGTTATGAAGAAGCATATGCTATCATCGCTGATCTGCGAAATCGTCTAGATATTCAAGGCGAAGAATACAAAAACGCACTTGAAGAAGGATACGAAGAAGCTTATCAAATGTTGAAGACCGAACGATCCAAAAACGGCAACATCGAAGTTGAGTTGTATGAAGAATACGACAAAAAACTTCAAGAAATGAAAGAATATATCGTAGACAAAGTAGATCAATTCTTGCAAGCAAAAGGTCAAGAAATTTACGAACAAGCTCGCAAAGATGTTGTTAGCGATCCTCGTATCGCAGAACATAAAGTTGCCTTGGATAAAATCGTTGATATCGCAAGTAACTATTTGTCTGATGACGAATCTCAAAACTTCTCTTCGGCTAAAATTGAAGAATTCCAAAAACAATTGGAAGAGTCTAGAGGCCAACTCCGTATTATGGAAGCTCGCAATATTCGCTTGTCTACCGAAAATACCAAACTTAATGAAAATGTACGCTATGCTAAAAATTTGATTACAGAGCAAAAACAAGCGACATCTTCACAGAAGAGATCTGAAGTAATCACAGAACAGAAAGAAAGATCTGAAAAAGCAAAGAATGTAACGGGGAGAGGACAAAAAGTTGTTGATCAAGAAGTCGTCATTGCGGAAAATGTCGGCAACAACAGCAGTGAAATAGACCAAATTTTGGTTCTTTCAGGTATAAAGAAACCAAAGTAAAAGCTAAATTCTAACAAGTTATAAAGGAAATTTTAATATGAACGCTAATGCTAGATTTTTAAATGAAGCTAAAGAGTTAGAAGGACGCTGGGCTAAGACTGGTCTCCTCGAAGGCATCGAAGACCGTAATACTCGTGCAGCCACAGCAGTTCTTCTCGAAAACCAACGCCTTATCAACGAAGTGTCTACCGACACCGCTGACATCGCACAATTCAAACGAATCTCAATCCCATTGGTTCGTAGGATCTACCCACAATTGATCGCTAATAAGATCGTATCAGTCCAGCCTTTGCTAGGACCTACTGGTCTTGTTTATTATCTCCGCTTTAGATACTCTTCCAACAAGGGTGCTACTCGTGGTGCTGATAATAATAGCGGTTTCCCTGGCGATGATGCAAATTCATTGATGCAGAGAGCAGATGGTACTGCTAATCTCGATATCTTCTATTCCCATCAGTTCGTTCAAAATGAAGTGGGAGCTACCGATGATGGTGCAGATGCTACATCTGTATACAGTCCTTTTGAACACACCCCTATCTTGACAGGAACCGTTACTGGTACTGTTTATGATGGTGCTGTGGCTATTCAAACATTCAGCGTAAGTTCCGCTGGTGTATTTAACTTTACCGATATCGGAACTCCTACCCCAAAAGCAATCTCCGCAGGATCAAGTTTAGATCCTACTAGCGGTATAGTTACCCTTGCTTGGACTGGCGGCAACCCTGGCCCAAACAATATCGTTGCAAGTTACGAAGCTAATCTTGAATGCTCACAAGATCTTCCAGAAATCAACCTCGTTGTTGAATCTGAAGATATTACTGCCAAAACCCGTAAGTTGAAGGCTGTATGGTCTTATGAAGCTCAACAAGATCTTCGCTCACAACACAACTTGGATGCTGAAGCCGAATTGACCGCAGTTCTTGCTCAAGAAATTAATCTTGAAATTGATCGTGAAGTCCTCACCGACCTCCGTCAAAATGCTGGTACTGTAACCGCTTGGGATTTCAACACCTCCTTGGGTGATACTATCAAAGAAAAATACGAATCTCTCTATGTGAAGATCGTTGAAATTTCCTCCGTTATTCATCGTAAGACCCTTCGTGGTGGTGCTAACTTCATCGTTACATCTCCTGAAGTTGCTTCAATCTTTGAAACCGCAACCGCTGGTTTTGCTCCTGCACCTTCTGAAACTTTCAGCAGCAGCTTGGGTATCCAGTATGTTGGTACTGTGAACAATCGTTGGAGACTATATAAAGATCCATTGTTCCCATCTAACCAAATCCTTATGGGCTATAAAGGCGATTCATATCTTGACTCAGGATATTTCTACTGCCCTTATGTTCCTCTTACTCAGACTCCTGTTGTTCTCGATCCAGAAAGCTTCTGTCCTCGTAAGGGAATTTTAACACGATACGGCAAGAAATTGCTTCGTGAAGGTGCGAAGTTCTACGCAAGAATGTCGATTGCTAATTTTATTATTTAGCGTAAAGCCTTGCTAGACAAGGACTTACGATCATAATGATTAACAAAAAACCCAACTAGAAATGGCTGGGTTTTTTTGTTTTTGGTTCATGCACAATAACAACATTGATTTGTTGCTTAAGTGATTTAAAATCTATACCTAATGAATAGATGTCTTGTTTCAACAACACAGAATAATTCATGTTTATTTCCATCTTTACAAAATTTCTAGCAGCTTCATATTTAGATTTTGTTTCTACAGAATCATGGAGATAATCTGCTTTGACCTCTCTAATATAAAGGACATCATCATTTTTAAATTTTACTAGAAAATCTGGAATGTAATTGTGAAATTTTCCATTAATTTCATATGATATTGCAAAAGGTTCATAATCGTACCATTCAACTTGTTGGCATGTGTCGAGGTAATGATGATAAATTAATTCAAAGCCAGACCTGAAAAACGATGATCTTCGTTTGCATTTACCAATAGATGTGTAATATCCACGCCAGCTATTTTTGTGACCAGACTTCCACTTACCATCTAATATCAATTCTAAGACAGTATTTCGTTGTTTTTGATTCCATTCCTCTAGTCTTGGAACGCCTTTATTGGGACCACCAGCAGCATAGCTTTCTGCTAACCATTCCCTGCAATTTTTCCTCAAGTAATCTTTCATTTCTGGCAGTTGATTATAATGCTCGACACCATATTTTCTCAAAGTAGTTTGGGCCATTTTTATTTGTACTTCTGCTAATTCGGCAACATTTTCAACTCCGTATTTTTCCATATTATTGGCTTTCATTTTTGCCATTATTTCGGGAGATTGATACGGATGATCAACACCATGGTTTTCCTGCATAGTTTGCCTTTGCTTTTCTTTTACAGATTCAGAATGCATAGGATGTTCTACACCATATCTTTCCAAAGATGTCTGTTTATGCTTTTCGACCCATTTTCTTTTATATTCTTCGTCTTGAAATTTTTCTCTTCTTTTTTCAATATTATTTTGAGAATTAATCGGAAGTGTACTTCCATATCTTTCCACACAAGTTCGCTTTACCTTATCCCTTATTTCCTTTTTTTTCATAGGGTTTTTATTTTTTAGTTGGCACTTACGACAAATATGTTTACCATCATTATCTCTAATATTTTTTTCAGCATATTTCAATTTTAGCATCTTTTCTTGGCCACAATTTTCATAACCACCATCACAATCATATTTGATTTTTACTTCGTGACCTTGTAAAATGTTTGTAATTTCTTGAAGATACATGTTTAATTTCCTTGTAAAATGCAATTGATGTAATATATAATATATATAGTAAAACATGCAAAAAGTCAAGTAATGATATGACAAAAATAAAGTCTTCGTCTTCTTTAATGGCTGGTAAACTTTACACTTAAACAATGGCTAAAATTAAAATGAAACAAACAACACCACAAGAATGGCTGCAAAGTATTGGTATTGAACTCGCAATTGACTTTGTCGATTTGTCCGATTCGAAATCGTTTTCAAAGTTTAAAACGCCTTCTTCGGGAACAAATATAGTCATTTTTTCAGACGAATGGTCTTCTAGAAGAAAACAATGGGAAGGACTTTTGTTGTCCAAGGCTGGTTGTTACTCGAAAAGATTGTCAGCTAGAAATTGTGAGGTAAAAGAACTTTCAAAATTAGATTCAAAATCATTTTTAGAAGAATTTCACATTCAAGGATCAAACAATCTTGGAATAGTATATTTTGGTCTTTGGCACAAAGAAGAATTAGTTGGTGTCATGTCACTTGGAAGACATAGCCGACAGATATCTGAAAATAAAATTGTTTTAGATCGACTATGTTTCCGAACCAAAACACAAGTGATTGGTGGTGCTGGTAAGTTACTAAAAAAAGCCGTAGATTGGGCAAAGAAAATGGACTATGATGAAATCATAAGTTTCAGTGACAATCGTATGAGTATTGGAAAAGTCTATGAATCTATTGGATTTACCCTTGAAAAGAAACACAAGTCTGATTATTCGTACTTAAACACCATATTGCAAAAACGATTAAGCAAACAAAGCCAGAAGAAATCTAGTAGCAAATGTCCAGATGGTATGACCGAATCCGAATGGGCCTTTAGTCGTGGTCTTGTACGAATTTATGATTATGGAAAAAATCGTTGGGTTATGAATTTAAAACCAGAGGTTCGAATGACATGGAAGGAAAACATCTCGAAAAAATGTGCTAGTCAACACGCTAGTGGAGACTTCAAACATTCGCACATTAGAGGTTACTTTCAATCCGAAAAAAACAATTCACCTATTTATTTTTCTTCATCATATGAACTAAGATGCCTATTTCTTTTAGAATCAAATCCTTCAGTTAAATCTTTTTGTCGTTGTGAAGTTTTCCGTGGAGAGAAATCATGGAGAAATCCAGACCTCTATGTAGAATTAAATAGTGGAACAGAAATATGGGAAATAAAGCCAAAACTATGGTTAAAACATCAAACTGTGATCGATCAAATCAATGATTCGAAGGATTTCGCAGCAAAAAAAGGATTAAAATTTAAATTATGGACTGAAGATGATAGCCAACTTGTATCGGATAAGGATATAGTTTCTTGGGCCAAGAAATACCTTGCTGAAACTCAAGGAGACAAAACATTTCAAGAGCAGTCAAAGAAAAATGCCAATCAAAAATCAAAAAGATATTACCACACCCATATTGCCAACGACAAAATCACCTTATTTTGCTCCTTCTGCAATGAGGAACATACTCCGCTAAGACTTACGCACGATAAGAATATAGCCAGAAATGGTCGCTACATATGTGAGCGTGAGGGAGGTCATATAACAGGAAGTAGAGCGAAGCCACATTTGCAAAAAAACAATCCTCATGTAGCTGACGGAAAGAAAGAATGCGTTAACTGTTTGCAAATATTGGAATTTAAACTTTTCTCTCCAGACAATTCAAAATCAGACGGATTATGCAGATCGTGTAAAATTTGCAGATCTAAAAAAGCAAAAGAAAAATACAATAAAAAAACTAAATGATTAAATTTAAATGTTTAGTTCATCAATTTTTGACAATTAACATAATATCATCATATCTATTTTTTACATGTCTAAGATCTATTACTTCGGAAATGTAATTTTCTGGTGTTATTTTTTTAAGTTCATGTGCATATTCAATTTTACTTATATCTTCAATGACAAGGATTCCATTTTTACGAATCATGGGCATATAAAGTTGTATAAAGTCTTTTTGGCTTTGTAGAGTATGTGGCCCATCATCTATGGCTATATCTAATCCATTTGAGTAATCAATTTTAATTTGACTTACAACTTCTTGAGAATAAGCATTTGAAATTATTTTTTTATATCTATTTGGATTCATTTGTTTCATATGTTGATCCAAAGTTCTATCCATTATATCAAGAAGAACAAGATTTGATTTTGGAAAATAATCATGCCATAAAAGAGCAGAACCACCAAAATGTGTTCCAATTTCAAGAATTGTCAAATTTTCATTTCTTTTTGATGCAAACAAAGATTCGTAAACATCAATGTAGCTATGTCTTCTAACTTTATCAGTTCCAGAAGATCTATTTGCATTTAGTTTATGTTTTTCTATCAGATAATTTAATGTAATGTTATTCATGTTAAATTATTTACATTTTAAATTACAAAATTATTGATAAATAGTATA